GTTTAATAAAATTGGCGCAACAGAAATTGACAGAGCAGTTGGATCTTTGGTTACTATGACTATCTTATTAATGGCACTTACTTTACCACTGTTTGTTGTTGGTGTTCTGATCAGTATACCACTGATGATGTTATCCTCGGCACTTGGAATGTTTGCGGAAAATCTAAATGAATTTAACAAAATTGGCTCAAAAGAAATCACATCAGCAGTTGCTGCTTTAACCTTCTTGTCAATTGCTTTAATTCCTGCAATTCTTCCATTGTCGCTGTTTGCTCCTGTGATATCTCCACTATTGGTGATGTTGGGAATTGGGTTAGGATATTTAGCAGATGGATTAAAAGGATTTTCTGAGATCGGAGCAGGAGGAGTGGGGACTGCAGTTAGTGCTCTATTTCAACTTGGTGCAGCGATGCTTTATATGTTACCGTTGATTCCATTTATGGTAGTAGGCTTTACTTTGCTAGCCGTCCCAATGATGTTGTTTGGTACTGGCTTAGCCGCAATTGGGCTAGGACTTCTTTTAATTGGTGGAGGAATGGCTACATTTGCTGGACTAGGAGAAACACTAAGTGTTATAGCAGAAATCGGTGCCGTAGGAGCAGCAGTGATGGGAATGCTGGCGGTATCAATTATGGGCATTGCATTAGCAATGGCATTTATCCCAGAATCTAAGACAATTGCATTTGGGTTCGCAATGGAAGGATATGGAGCAGCACTTGCCGCAGTTGCAGCATTAAGTCCTGAGACAGTTGAGTTGTCAGAACGTGTTGTTGCAGCCGCAGGAGAATATGCTGAAGTTCAAGCAGAAATGAAGATGCCAGATGAAGATTCTTTCGTCCAAGCAATGAAGAATGTCTTTGGAATGGGTGACAAGAAAGGCGGATCTGGACAAGATATCATACTACAGCTTAACGGAAGAGAGTTGGGTAGAGCAGTTGACGTTCAACTTAATAAGATGCATAACCTCAGTATTGACTAATTATATACAAAAGAGGGCAGTTTATGGGCGAAAAACAAAAACCAGAAAATGCTGGAATGGATGATTTCTTACATCCGGGAATGAATGCTAACGAAAAGTTGGCAATCCGTAGAGATCCAGCAACCAATTTAGCACTGAAAAGAGGGCAGTTTCTTGAAATATTGCACATTCCTTCGGGACAATCGATAAAATTCAAAGCGTATATTGATGATTATCAAGATAAATACGATTCAGAATGGACTTCGACAGATGTTTATGGTAGAATGGATCCAGTGCATCAATATCAAGGAACAAAGAGGGTTATTTCTTTAGATTGGATTGTTCCTGCTTTTTCTGTTGCCGAAGCAAAACTAAATCATGAAAAATGCTCACTCTTGTTTTCGATGCTTTATCCAAATTATAGCGAAAACGGTGAAAGATCAAGTGCAACTCAGATTAGTACAGCTCCTGTTTTCAAAGTAAAGTTCGGAAATCTAATACAAGATCCAACATATGGCGCTGGAGAAGGATCTGTGGAAGATGCTGGACTGGTGGGGGCAATTAGTGGCTTTACTTATGCTCCAAATATAGAAGCAGGGTTTATTGACAATGTTAACACTACTGGATATCGTGAAACAGGACTAACCGACTTGGCATTAGGAACAAATAGCTACGCAAATGGCTTCATTGGGCAATTATACCCAAAAGAGGTGAAACTGTCAATGGAATATACTGTGTTTCACACTAATCCACTTGGGTGGAGTGGAACAGACAAGAGAACAGCAGGCTTTCCCTATGGTGAGGTTGCTGGTGTTGATATGACGCAATTAGGGCAAACTATAGATGATGCAGTAGATGCCATTAATGATACTGAAAGAAAGATTGAAGAAACAACTGCAGAAGTTGATTCCATTCTTTCAGGTGATAATACGTATTTTGGTGGGAGAAGGTAATGAGTAGGTTTAATAGAAGAAGAGTTTTTGTCAATAGATCTGATTTGTACGAAGAGATGGCTGAAGAGAGAGGGTTGAAGCATCTTAGACAGCTTGAATCGCCAAATTTCAGATATCCAACTTCTGATGAAATTAGAACCTTAATCATCAGGAAGCACGTATGGAAGGCAGGAGATAAATTTTATAAATTAGCACACGAATATTATGGAGATTCAAGACTTTGGTGGGTAATTGCTTGGTATAACAAGACACCGACAGAATCTCACTTAAATGTAGGACAATTAGTTTCTATACCCACTCCAGTGCAAAAATTATTAAAATATTTGAGGAATGAATAATGCCACTTTTAGGTTTTTTCAACAAAGAAGAAGATAAAAAAGACAAATCAAAGTTTACCGAAGCATGCTGGCTAATGGATTATATTGATAAGTTGTCTGCGTATGGTAAAAAGAAGAATAATCTTGGCTTCACCAACTTTGCAATAATCGACACAAATCGAGATACTGGAGGTGGTGCATATGAGATTATTAGCAAGTTAACATCTAGGGAAGGAATAGAAGAATTTCTTAATATAAGCCCTGCTGCTCTATCTGTACTACAGCCTAAAGTTAGACTATATAAGCTGATCTATGGATCGCAAGATTCAAGAAACCCAATTGCTTCTCCAGAGTTCATATTTGACGACTTCTACTCTAGGGGCAACATAGATGACATATTTGGCGCTGAAACTTTCAAGAGAATTGGCGGTGCTGGTATTTCTGAAGTAAGTTGGAAACTAAATGGTAAAAACCCTGCTGAATCTGACAAAGTCATAGAAGTTAGCATGAAATTTGAATTTCAGTCTGCTGCAGATTTATTAGGAAGTAGATATAACCCTACTGATGGTTCTTTGCAGAATTTAGCTTTAGACGAGAATGGGATTGTTACAGATGAATTAGAAATGCAAGCCAATTTTATAGACTTGATTTTACACCCTCCAAGTTTTGCAGACTCTCAGGGAATTAAAGCCAAAGTATCTTCCGAAAGAGGACAACATGTTCCAAAATTCTATAGAATTAGGTTGGATATTGGATGGGCTATTCCACAACTTCAAGATGGCAGATTTCCCGGCTTAGAAGATGAATCTAGGGTGTTGAAGCAAGAATTGCTGAAGCAGAATATGTCTTTAATATTGAATCTTGTTAGTCACAGTTTCGATATAAAAGAAAATGGAGCAATTTCTCTTTCTGTTGAATATGTCGGAGCTTTAGAGTCCTCTATAAACGGAAACGATGCCAATATTCTTGCTTTGCTTGATCGTGTGAAGAATTCTCCTATGATCGAAGAGCAAGAAAAAGACATAGAAAAAAAGCGTCAAAGAATAGCAGATATGAACGAATATATTGAGTGCTTAAGGCTTAACAATCCAGATGACGAAGAGGCAGAAAAGTATAAAGATAATGTTGAATCTTTGCAAGAAGAGATTAAGGACGGCGAAGAAGAAGTTGAAAAAACCCTTTCAGAACAAAGGCAAGAAATATACAAACAATTCCTGACAAAGCTAAACGAAGAAGTCCAGACTATAGAGCTTACTGAATCTGAGATTGATGATTGGCTTGAGAGTATCACAGAAGATTCTGCTCGCCCTAAGATTGATGGCTTATTTGATGAAGACGGAAACATCATAGAAAGACGCACAGAAGAAGTAGAGAATGCTGATGAAGTAGAAAAAGCAATTGATGAAGCGGCTGATGGAGAAACAGAGGCTTTAGAAGAAGTTGTTAAAGAAGCAGGAGAAGCTCAGCAAGATCCAGAAAAAGGATATATACAGTTTTTGTTCTTGGGGGATATCTTGAATACAGCTTGCACCGTTATGAACCCTCATTTGAACAAAAGTATTGGGGACTCTGTTATTATTAGCGGCCCAGTTGTGGTGCACCACCCAAGAGGTGGGAAGTTTCAAATTAATCTTGCAGACATACCTATTTCGTACAGTGATTTTCAAGCTTTCTTCTTAGAAGTTGTCGTGAGAAAGCAAATTGCTTCGTACCCTTTGAAGCAGTTTTTCAAAGATATACTTGAAAGATTAGTTAAAAAAGTTTTACAGCCTCCAGAGTGCTTTGACAAAGGCAAAGAACAGAGAACAATAAATATCGCAATGAACAACTTCACTATTACTAAGAGCTTGGCGGATGAAAATGGCTTAAGAGTCAACTACTCTTTTCCTACCAGAAGGAAGCATATAGGTGAGTTTCTGCCACCTTCTTCCGATCCTGTAGATGGAGAGCCAATGATCAACTGTCTTTTATTCCATGCTTTATCTTATAAAGCTTCTGAATTGACGGGAAAGATAAGAAGTGACAGGGAAAAGGGAATATATCATTTTTGGATTGGAGCAGAAAGCGGCATTGTAAAGTCAATTGAATACACAAGAACAGATGTCGAGGGGCTAAGAGAAGCAAGACAATCTGAAGCCAGAAATTTAGGACAAATTAGAGATGTTTATGATGCAACTGTTACTTTAGTTGGAAATACAATGTTTTATCCCGGTATGAAGGTATTCTTGAACCCACCTATGGGATTTGGAGATCCAACAGCAGATGGAGATGTCTATACTGTGCCTCCGGGCATAGAGCCAAGTAATTATGGCTCTTTGGCGAACCTTTTGGGAATTGGGGGATACTATGACGTTATAACAGTTGATTCCACGATATCAAGAGGTGGAACATATGATACAACATTAAATTGTAAATTCAGTCAATCCGGTGGAAACAGAGATTCGATAGAGTCAAGATGTGAAAATATAACTGAGTACCCTCCACAAAGAGATATACCGGCAACTGAAAGAGCAACCACTGCTATAGGTGATGCTTTAGACGCCGTAAATCCACTTAGCTCAGGAGACAACGAATGATTAATCATAGAAAGTACAAAATTAAAGAAAAGATTCTTGATAGCGTGGAAAAAAGGTTCCGTGATGTAATGGATAATCAGGAAACTTTTACAGAAAGAGAGATAAACGAACTTGTAGAAGAAATTGTAAAGAACGGAATACCAAACGATGTGATGGAGCCTTTTAACCCCAGCATCATCCCGTTGGGAAAAAACGACAACAGAACCAAAACTCTTTACTTCAACAAAAAATATTATTTCGACTATGCTTTCCCAAAAGGCTTCAAAGAAGCATCCCAAGATACGATCACAGGGGAAGCAATTGATGACTTGACAGAATATCAAGGAGAATCAAGAAAAATCTTTGCACCATTTAACACAATTGACTTTATACACGAAAAGATTTTCTATGGGCGTTTAGACACCCACAATCGCCCCATATACCCTTCTAACAAGTTTCTTAGGTTAGTACCCGGCACAACTGATGTATTGCTCTTAGACTTCGTTTGGGAGGCTTTAATCGATATGCGCACCAAGCTTAGTAGAATGAAAGATATTGGAAAATTGAAGAAAAAGAGCGTATATTTTAACTTTGAAATCAAAAAAGGCTGGGAGGATAGTCTAGCAGATCACCACAAAGTTATGGAAACAGCATTTCATGGTTTTATCTCAAAATATGCCAAGTTGGGATCAAACAAGATCAAAAACTACAGAGATTACACAAAAGAGTTTGTTAGATTCTTGGATGCTTTACTTCCTGTATTCCCTCTCACGAGAAGCAACTTGCAATTGAGACGTGCTGCAAAGCCAGCAATGAGTGGGATTGTTTTTGAGATTGCAACTGCAAAACATGATGACGATAAATTGAAATATGAGTCATATATCTTAGATGAACATTTTTTGCAAATACAGAAAATTGCCAATGCATTCGGTTTTATGGTAGACAGGAATGCTCCTTGGAGATTCGTTGCGGACTTAGAATCGCCGCAAATGCAGCAAAGAATGAGAGATAAAGGATATCAGAACTTGCAAGATATGTTTGATAAATGTTACTACCAAACACACTTTTTTGAGATTTCAGCACTTAAGAAGTATATGTTATCTTTTTATGACAGTTATATAGAGGCTTATCCATATTACACAGAGACAAAGAAATGTGGAGATGGATCTAAATCTAAATTGACATATAGAAAGAAAAGAACAGAGCAAGACTTCACCGATAGAAAACTTATTGAGTTGTACTTCTACATCAGAGCAAAAGAAGCTAAAAAAGAATGGGATCAGAGATATTTTGATCTGTCTGTGGAAGAGGCATATGTTGTTTTTCAAAAATATGGACTGACAGAGTGCTTGCACCACATACATGATAAGACTTGTATAATTGTTGGAGATGGCGCAAATTACGGGATTAGAACAAAAAGAGATGAAAATAATCGAATATTTTCTACTCATCAATCGTATAATAATAGCACATTTACAATTAAACTATAGGAGGAAATATGCTGTTTCAAACACTCGATGATAAATCGGAGTGTGTCGGTGTGTATTCCAATGGTGAACTTCATTTCAAGGATATCCCAGAGGGACTATCTAAGACTTGGAATTATTCAAACTTTTTATATGGAATGCCTATCGAATACGCTCAACTTTACGTAAACGGAAAAAGCCTTGACGAAGTGTGTCCATCTCATTTAGCAGAAGAATGGGAACGGATCACAAACAGACTCAAGGCTTTCATTCGTTCCAATCACTTAGCAAAAGTTAATCTAGTAGAGAACTGCTTTTTTGACTTAACTCCGGAGAGATTTCTCAAGGAGTATTGCAATATCAAAAATAAAATTTGTGAGTGGGTATTCGAGAAATACTCACGTCCAGAAAACTATGATCATTTGTTGCAAGTGCAGCAAGTATTATCGGATATTAAGTATCGTAAAGTAAATTTAGATACCAAGATATTACAAGACTTTTGGACTGAGCCAAAAGCAAAACTTCTTTACAAGAAATTTACAGGCAGAGATGCTTACTGTGACTATAATTTATTCGGCTCTAAGACAGGCAGATTAAGCCTTTCAGGAAACTCCCTACCACTTATGAACATGAAGAAGGAATACAGGGCTTGTATAAAGCCTAACAACGACTTCTTTATTGAGTTGGATTACAATGCAGCAGAAGCAAGAGTCGTACTTGCTCTACTCGGATTAGATCAGCCAGATGAAGATATACACGACTATAACGCAAAAAATCTCTATCACAGTACCAGAGATGAAGCAAAGAAACGATTCTTCGCTTGGCTATACAATCCTAATTCAGATGATACAGTCTCTAATGGGCAATATGATAGAGATTTAATTTTGGGCAGATACCATTTATACGATTCAGTTACGAATTTATTCAAAAGAAAAATTCAATGTGATGATTATCACGCTTTAAACTACCTTATCCAGAGCACTTGTTCAGATATGGTGCTTGACAGAATGGTTGCGATCTACAATCTCTTGAAGGGCAGAAAGAGTTATGTAGCATTCACCATTCACGATAGCGTCATTATTGACTTTGCTTCCGAAGATAAGGAACTTATAAAGCCGATCATTGAAGAATACAGAAGCACAAAATTGGGCAGTTTTGTGACTAATGTATCAGCAGGAAAGGATTTATATAATTTAAATAAAATTAATATATAATAATAAAATATCAATAAAATATGTAGTTTTTATTAAAATATTAAGAAAATAAGAAGAATATAATAATAAAACACAATAAAATATTGATATTATATTAAAACTAAAATGATTAGAAATAATCTAAAACAATTAGAAACAAGGAGATAAGAACTAAAATGAATATAATAGGATTAGGAAAAGCAGGATGTAAGATTGCTGAGTTATTTAAAGAATATCCTCAGTATACTGTCTTTTTACTTGACTCAGAAGATAAGTATAAGAGAAGAAAGAATTGTTTTTACATACCACGTCAGCAAACAGCAGAACTTTATGATGCAAATGCAATAGATTTAGCAAAACTTGTAGAGTCGCTTGATGAGGACGAGGAAGTGTATTTTATTACCTGCGGTTCAGGTAAGGTATCGGCATGCTCCCTTTGGATCTTGAAGGAACTCAGACAAAGAAAGGTGACACTTGTCTATATCAAACCAGATGCTTCTACATTAGATAACAAGTCAATTCTTAGAAACAGAGCACACTTTCATATTCTACAAGAATACACCAGATCAGGTGTTTTCGAGAAAATGCTTATATTCGATAACAACAGTATGTCAGAGATAATTGGAAAGACTTCTATTTTAAACTTCTATCCAAAAATCAACAGATTGGTAGCGACTTCAATACATTGGTACAACATATACCTGAATACAGACACAGTATTTGATACTTTTAGAGATAGTTATGCTTCTTCCAGAATAGGAGCGTTTACTATCGTAAACATTGAAGAATCTCAGACTATGGATTGCTTTCAGATAGAAAATTGTAATCAAATTGAATATATGTTTGGCGTCAATCGTATAAAGATAGAGAACGATGAAGAGTTGTTTGACAAACTGACAGATATCTCTTCTTCTGACTCAGAAGGGAAGTCCATCTCTTTCGGTGTGTATCCTACAGATTTGGAAGAAGGGTTTTCTATCGGATTAAAGACATCATCTGAAATTCAATTTGAATAAAAATAAGTTGTCAATCGTATAAAGAATAGGAGGTAACAATGACAAACATCAAATACTATCGAGGAACATTCTCGAAATCAAACGGAGAAATTCGAACTATGTTTTTTGTTCGTGCTGAGGATTTGCCATCTACATTCGTAGAAAGCAATACTAAAGGTACTGGCAAGAAGCGTAACCTTAAAGAAGGCTTAGAAACTGTATGGGATCTTCAAGCCCAAGGATGGCGTACATTCAATTGGCGCACTGCAAACACAGAAGAAGTAGTTTCTTTTCAAGGAAATGAAGAAATTCTGAATAATTTCAACAACTCAATCGTATAAAGTAATAGAGGGATGATAGATCAATCATCTCTACTTTAGACAAAAAGTCAAAATTAAACAAAGGAGAAATATTATGGCTATTGATTTTAACAAAATGAAACAAAAACTAAACGCATTGCAAGGAAATGGCAATGGAAACTCAACCCAAAACGCTTTTTGGAAACCACAAGACGGCGATCAAACAATTCGCATTGTTTGTCCCGAAGACGGAGATCCGTTCAAGCAATTTTACTTTCATTATAATGTAGGTAAGAATCCCGGATTTTTGTGTCCTAAAAAGATGCACGGCAAAGATTGCCCTGTATGCAACTTTGCTTGGAGCACTTATAATGACGCAAAAGCAGCAGGCGATACTGAAACTCTCAAGTTCTGTAAAACTCTGTTTGCAAAGGAACGCTTTTTCTCACCTGTTGTAGTTCGAGGTGAAGAGGATCAAGGTGTTAAATTGTGGGGATATGGCAAGACTGCTTATCGTGAAATGATTGGACTTGTAACTAATCCTGACTATGGCGATATTACTGATGTTGATGGCGGAACTGATCTGACTATTAACTATGGTAAGCCACCCGGAGCACAGTTCCCTGTAACCAAGATCACTCCACGACGTCGTCCAAGTGCTTTGGCTGAAACCTCTGAAGATGTTGTCCGTATTATGGATTCAATGCCTTCGTTCACAGAGAATTTCAATAACAAGACTACAGAAGAAATTGAGACAATGCTGTCAGATTTCTTGAATGCCGAAGCAGGCTCATCTGCTCCTGACAACTCAACTGGAACAACCAAATATTCCAACACAGAGACTACAGACGTAGATGCAGCATTTAAAGAGTTGTTATCATAATTTGTCTCCTATGATAAGCGAGTTTGACAGTTCTCTCCAAAAACTGTCCGTTTATTTTATTACTCCAAGAGTGGTAAGTTACCGTTAATTTTCGTTCCGCAGGTAGGCATGGGGTTACAGATGCCTTATTTTACAAACAAAAGGAGAAGTAATGCCACGCAAAGCAAAAACAAAATTTAAGTCCGGAAACGGCAAACTGTCATTCAAAGACAAATTAAAAATGATTAATAAACTGGCAGGTGGTGACGTAGCACACGATCTGACAGAAGAGAACCCAACAGATGTATATGATTGGATTTCAACCTCTTCAACTTGGTTGGACTCTATTATTTGCAGAGGGAAGAAAGCAGGTATTCCTGTGGGTAGAATTACAGAGTTAGCAGGACTAAGTGGGACAGGGAAGTCTTATATGGCTGCTCAGATCTCTGGTAATGCCCAGAAAAAAGGCTACAATGTTTATTATTTCGATTCTGAATCGGCAATTAGTTCTGAGTTTCTTGAAAAATGTGGTTGTGTGTTAGATGCGCCAGAAGATTATGGCGACTTTGTGTATATTCAGGCTCAGAATGTCGAGTTTGTCTTGGAAACTATTGAGACAATCTTGGCATCAGGAGAAGAGAATAACCTATTTGTGTGGGATTCCTTGGCTCTTACTCCTGCTATTGCAGATTTGGAATCGGATTTTAACCCACAGAGTACGATGGCAGTAAAGCCACGTATCCTGTCGAAAGGTTTGGCTAAATTACTGCAGCCAATCTCTAACTCCAACTCCGCTTTACTGGTATTGAATCAGTTGAAAGATAACATCACTCGATCACCTGCTGAAGCTATGACTACGCCTTATTTCACTCCCGGTGGAAAAGCACTAATTTATTCATATTCCCTCCGTATTTGGCTTACAGGGAGAAAAGCAAAGGCATCCTTTGTTACAGATGATAAGGGCTATAGGATTGGTTCTGAAGTAAAATGTAAGTTAGAAAAGTCACGCTTTGGAACGCACGGACGTATGTGTAACTTTAAAATCCTATGGGGCGATGAAGTGGGTATTCAAGACGAAGAATCTTGGTTTGATGCTATTTCTCCTTCTGAGTATATCAGTAATAGTGGGGCTTGGTTTAATCTGAAGAAAGATGGCTACGAGAAAAAGTTCCAGAAGTCAAAGTTCGCAGATATGGCAAGAGAAGATGCAGAATTTAGAAAAGTAATTTTGGACATCATTGATGAAGAAGTCATTATGAAGTTCGACAAAAGATTGGGCGAGGCATCCCAGTACTACGAAGATAATGAAACATAGAAGTAGTAGTACGAAATGACTCCTTTGTTTGTTTGTGTTGTGGCTCCCTATCATTAATTTGGTAGGGAGTTTTTTTTGTTACTATTTATAACAAAATAGGAGATAATCTAATGAAAGTTACAAAAAGTTATATCAAGCAATTAGTAAAAGAAGAGTTAGAAGCGGTAATGTACGAAGGATACGCAGGCATGAAGTATAAGCGCAATCCTTCACTACGTCCGACTCACCCTTCTGACAAGAGAGAGGCTCCAGATTTTTCCAAACCTTCTATTCAAATGACTATGTCCATTGCTGACATCTTAAGAGATAATACTATCCTTGGCTTCTCACAAAGCGCCGAAGCAGCAAAAGAAATCGTAAAAGAATTTGATGGAAAAATGCTTGAAGAAGAATCTCTAAAAGATTTTTTGATGAAGAATACCGTTCTTAAAGATGAGGCTATTGCAAGAGTAGCAAAAGAAATCGTAAAAGAAATGAATAAATAACCCTTCTCAGTCGTATAATATATACGGAGGGATTATGAGAAAAATTTTAATTATTGATGCACTTAATATGTTTTTTAGGTGCTACGCAAGGGATCCAAGCATTAGTATCCAAGGAAACCCTGCAGGAGGCTGTATTGGCTTTTTAAAGAGCTTACAGAAGTCCATAAGGCTAACCAAGCCTGACGATGTTGTGATCGTCTGGGACGGCGGCGGTGGTTCAAGAAAGAGGCGCCAAATTAACGCCAATTACAAAGCAGGTAGAAAGGTTGTTCATCTTCCGAAGGACATGGGATACGACTTTTCACTGCAAGAAGAAAAAGATAACAAAGTATGGCAACAAGCAAGACTTTTAGAGTATCTTGAGCATCTACCAATCTGTCAATTTATGTTTGAAGACGTAGAGGCTGATGATGTAATTTCGGCAATTGTGCAATCAAAAGCAGTTGCAGAAGATCAAAAGATTATTATGTCAAATGATAAAGACTTCATGCAGTTGTGCAACGACAAGACTATATTGATGCGTCCTGCGAAAAAACCTTGGGAGATCTTGAACACAAATCGCATCTTGGAAGATTTAAAGATTCATCCAAAGAATATGGCACTTGCAAGAGCCTTAGTAGGAGACGCATCCGATAACTTGCCCGGTGTTCCCGGAATTGGCTTTGGGAGGGTTGCAAAATTCTTCCCTTTCTTGTCGAGAGATGAAGAATATAGCGCTCAAGATCTATTTAATGCTACTAATAATATCTTGAAAGAGAAGAAGAGCAAATATCT